AGGGAGACGAGAGTCTTCGTCCTTCAGGAGTTCTGCAAAAACAGGGTCTACGACAAGCCAACGGGCTTGCGTGTCTACATTTTGCTGGTCCAGCTTACGGCCCATACGAGCAATAAGCGAAAGCGGGTTAGCTTCACCAGCAGTTGACGGAGCAGCAGTTGCACCACCAACACGCGGGATGAGAGCAATCGACTGACCGCCAGTACCGGCGTTAAAGTCGCTGCCATCCAACTTCATGCTTGCAAGCAGTTCGTCCGAACCGGCAGTCGAAACAGCTTTTGAGCCGTTAACAACGTCGTTTGCGGTGTCTGCATTTGCATGCAGAGCAGACTGCTTAAAGCCTGACAAGTAGCCAAGAACGTCTTGGTCAAACTGGTCAGCAAGGCGGTAAGCGGCACGGTCACTTGCCAGAGACTGGAAGTTAACGTGGCTGTGCGCCTCTTCAATGTCATCAACCTTGAACGCAAAGTAGTTAGCTTTGTCGATGGTCAGGTTGAAGTCTTCGTCGTCAAGGTCTTGCGGCGTGATGGTCGTACCACGGGCGTATGCCTTAACTGTGATTTCGGGTTCCTTGATAATCTTAACGGAATCCCCCATCTGAGCAATCTCACCAAAGTAAGCGTTTGCGGTATGACTATAGTTATATCCATTGCAAACTATTTGTCAACACTTTTTTTACCTGGCTGAACCAGATACGTCATAGATAAACTTTCCAGACCGGATAGCTTCCATGATTTCGTCAGAGTTCTTCTCATATTCCTGTGCGGACATACGTTGAACATCCGATTCTTTTAGATAAGAAGATGCCTCATTCCCTTGCGGCTTGCTTCTAGTATTCTTTGATGTGACAGCTTCTGCGGCGTTGCCCCTTGACTTTTTCTTTGTCGTGATGTTTCTATCTGACTTGTACAGGTCAATAGCACGGGCAGCAGAACGAGCATCATTGTCGTTCTCATAGAGTGCTTCCTGAACCCATTTAGGTTGTTCCGTAGCCCAGTCATGAAAATCATCACTCTCCCGAATATCATCAAAGTCAGGATGCAACCGCATCAATTCTGCTTCTGCCTTTTCTCGCTTTGCGTTGAACTGCATTTCATCAACTGCCTTAAAACGATCTTCCAATTCTTTAGCTTGCTCTTGAGCCTTTTTGGTAGCAATAGTTTCAATAATAGCAGCAACATCTGGATAGTCCCTAGCCCATGCCTCCAAGTCTTCATCCGACTTTGGTAGCTTCATCTCTTTACGAGTAGCCGCATCAAGTTGACTTTTAAGTTCTGTTAGTTGCTTTTGAAACTCTGCTTCTTTCTCTTGTACGTGGCGACGTAAATCACCGTAACGCTTCTTGAAAGTTTTTTCTTCTGAAGACTCTGGTTCTGGCTCTTCAGCCTCACCCTTTTGCTCTTTCATAAGCTGTTCAAGTTCTTCTTCTTCTTGCTTCCTTTTTTCTTCATTACTATATTTGCGTTGTGCAAATGCAACTTTGTTTGGTGACTGCATTTCTTCAGCCATAATTGTGTCGTTCATAGGTTTCTCCTATCTGGGGCCATCGTAGCCATGCAGGGGGATGGGTAGGCCAGTTAATCTAGCTGTTTAACGTGCTGCTAGCCCACGTTTACGAGACTCCCTGCCGGATAGTTGGATCACCGACATAAGTTCGCTTCCAAGAACACGACCAATAGCACGAATTTGAGGTGTGCCTAATAGCCCTCTTAGAGTTTCACGGTCTTCGTCGTTAAGGTTATCCATACGACGTTGAACCATACTTTGATAGTCTTTAAGTGTTACTTCTTTTGCCATGAGAGTATCCGTCCTGTAATATACACAATCGGGTGAATAACCTTACACCACATGTTACCAATATAATTATCTTGTGCTTTGCCTTTGGTCATAATATGTTTAAGATGTTGCGTTCTAGCTTTTGCTAAGTACGCACCTACAGATGTAAGTGTAGTGCTACTTTGCATTCCTGTAACCCAAGGCTTAAACAGCCAATGATAGCCTTTTTCGTGATATGGCGTTAAATACTTTTTCTCGTATACACCCCAAATCTTTATAGCTTGTTTCCAATCATCCAATTGTGTTTGGCGGTACATTTCTGTACATACAATTTTACCGCCTCCCCCTGAATCACTGTCGTCTTTTTCTTCCCGAACAGTCGTTTGTGTTGGCTTAGACCAATCGTGATCATCAGAGTAGTAGACCTTATTATTTTCAACTTTGGTCGCGGTTCCTTGATCATCGCGAACACGCTTATCTTTAAAGCCATGTTTATTAGCCGACGCTTCGGCTTGTGCTTTAAGCCTAGCAGCTTCTGCAGCCCTAGCACGTTCTTGGTCTGCTTTTTTCTTAGCATCAGCCTGTGCCTGTAATCTAGCAGCCTCTGCTGCTCTTGCACGTTCCTGATCTGCTTTTTTCTTAGCATCAGCCTGTGCTTGCAGTCTAGCACTCTCTGCGGCCCTAGCGCGTTCTGCTTCCGCATCAGCTTGTGCTTGCAGTCTGGCAGCTTCTGCAGCCCTAGCCCTTTGTTCTTGCAGTGTATCACTAATGTCTCGTTCCGCTTCAGCCTGAACAGTAAATGAATCATCTGTTCTTTGGCTTTCACGAAGTCTAGCTACCTCGTCAGCCGGTGTGGGCATCGCCATAGTTTCACCCGTATTCCTAAAGGTTGGCAAAACAGGAGATTGTGCAAATATAGGTGACTGAGGCTCATCAACACGCTCAAGACCACCTTGCAACATAGCAATTTCAGTTGGAGTCATTTCTTGTTGACCGGTTACGGTAAGGGGGTCTTGGCCTAAGTTTGTAGCAATTTCTGGGGTTTTAATTCTGCCTGTTCCTGTTACGTCTGGAACACCAGATGTGCCAAAGTTATATTCATAAAGTTCTTCAGGTGTTGGTTTACTCTGTGGCAGACTCATCATGTCACCTGTTGGACGGGTCATAATAGCAGGTACAACCGGTGACTGCCTTTGCTCAACAACAGGAACTTGTGGATAATTTAAAGGCTCCATAGGTTGCGTGATTGCCGCAGTACCCATATCACCTGTACCAATACCTCCCGTGAAAGTATCACTAGGATATTGTGGACCCTCAGTAGTAAACGGTCCTGTAGCAAAAGGGGTGAAGTCTGGTGCAATTGCTCCAGAAGTCAGAGGTTGCCCTTCAAAACCAAGCGCACCCATTTGACCTACAGGTGTAGTAGTTTTACGACCTGCAGGTGGGGCTGTAGGAAGTACGTTAGGAACACCTGTCTTGGTGTTTAACGCCTCAAGGAAATTATCATACTTTTCTTTCTGGATTTCATTAAGAGTACGATAAGCATTAGTATTCTTATTTCCAATAAAGCCACCACGCCAGCCAGACTCATTACCAGCAGCAATTACGTTGCCAAAGTTTTCGCGACTACCATAACTTGCATCTGCGCCTTTGCCTACTGCTTCTCCAGTAAACGGATCAATGGCAACACCGTGAATATTGAAGATACCACCACTTGCTGCGTCCAAATCACCCGGCTCATTACCTACATTACCGGTAACAGCAACCTGCAGGTTAGACATAGCCAACTCTCGCGCCTTCATAACTTCTTCAGTAGGCGGTCCCATAGTTTGTTTACGCCCACCAATAGCTGGCATGTCTTCGCCAAGACCAAACGGCAGAAGTGCGCCAATATTAAACCCACCACCTCCTGTGATACCAAGCTTACTTTTTGTGTCTTGAATTTTATTGTATCTAGCCCGCTCTGCTGCTACCTGTGCTTCTGCTTGCCCATCACCATCATCGTCCTGTTGTTGAGTAGCTGTTGTGGTGGTAGTTGTCTGCTGTGCTTGTTCTTGAGCAGGGGCAATGGGTTGCGGAAAGAAACCTGCAGGAATTGGGTACAATGGTTGACCACCATAAAATGGAATTTGAATTACTACACCAACATCATTTACATAAGGGCGTAACTCTGTAGTATACGCGGAACCTCCACCCGATGTACCCATAAGATCACGATAAGTTGGAACAACACGTGGAACGTCAGCTTCTTCTTCTCGTCTTTCCATTAAATAAGGATCATCTACAAGTCCACCAACTTGCATCATCATGGGCATATCATCTTCAAGTTCAAGGTCAGAAATATCAAAAGGAATATCATCAGGAAGAACAGCCTGATCGCTGTTGCCCATTTGGCCCATGTCTTCCATACGTTGCAGACCAGCCTTTGCTTTCTGCCGCATTTTCATCAAAGTCTCAAGACCAAAATATCTAACTACGTCGGCAGGAAATACAAACTCCCCCTCACTCAGCTGCGCCGGAATATCGTCGCGAACTTCTTTTTCAAGAGAGCCTACAGGAACATCATTACCAGAAACGGGATCAACAGAACCGCCTTCATCTTTTAGTCCACCCTCATCAAAGAGGTCCATTTGTCTACGCATAGTAACATCTCCACCTTCGTTAAAGCCAATACCTGTACCTGGTATAACAAACCCCATGCCGAACAAACCTTTCTTTTCTGGTCGGCGTACGGTTAACTCATCCCCCGTTTTAATTAAATCTGGGTCTTCAATCTGTGGGTTCATCGCCAGCAACTGGTCGATAGACATACCCTGCTCTTTAGCAATTTTGGTTAAAGTGTCACCTTGCCCAATGACCCGTGTATCTCTATCTGCATCAACAATTGTTGGCGTAGCTTGTTTTTCAGAAATTAGAGGAGGTGGTGTAGGGATTGCATCAACACGACTTCCTCCTAATTTCTCTCTGGCAATTTGTAAATTGTCTTCTGTTTTTAAATCCACCCTAGAAAGATCAACGGCTTCATTAATCATAGAAAAATCATCTAAGTCTTTACCAAAATACGCCTGTTCAGTAGCATCACTATTTTCCATTCTAACTACCGCGGCAACAGCTTTTGCCAGATTGTCTTCTGTAATTTTATTTCCACCAATTTTGCTTTTTACAAAATTAGCATACTCTTTTGTCTTGTTCTCACTTGCCGGAGCATATTTTGCAATAGCTTTATTTACATCGCCATCAAACTCTTTCATCTTTTTCCGAAGGTCATATGCCAACGCACGTAATCCCATTTCTGGCGAACTAAACACAGCGAACCGACCATTCCCATAAGTTTGGCCCGTTTCACCAGCGTACCCTTGTCCCACCTCAATGTTGCCTGGATTATTATATACTGTTGCCATCGCTATCCCTGACTTCGGTTCTAAGATTGGTAAGACGACGCAAAGCAGCAATAGCACCTTGAGAACGGTACACCAATATGTCATTATCTGCTTGCTCCAACGACTTTTGCTGAAGCTCTATCATATCGTTCAAATAATTATTGAACTGTTCCCACTGCTTGTGGTTCACCAGTGGCTTCAGCTTGCTGAGTCGTTCCTTGATCATTCGCACTAAATCCTTGTTCACCCGGTATAGGAGCCTGACCTACACCTATTGTACCCCCACCTGCGCCTGTTGGGTCTGTAACATCAGCCCCTGCAGGTGCGCCAGCTTCAGCTTCCGCTGGTTGCTGGAATCCTTTTAGTAGTTCTGCTTGCAATGCTGCTTCATCCATATTATTTGTAACCCTATCAGGATCAAGATCAAGCGACTTTGCAATCTCTCTAATAATGTACTGAAACTTTGCAAACGGAGCAAGAGCCGGATTGCTGGCAATCTGCAAAAATTGCATCAGCCTCTGACTACGTACTTCGTTAGCCATTAAGCTTTCAGTACCACGCGCCTTGACTTCAAGATCACCTTTAATATCAGGATCAAAGTCAAATTGCATGTTGAAGCGGAAGAAACCCTCACCAAGAGGACGAAGGAGGTAGTCGTCTACATTCTTGATGACGTTCTTTGTGCCACCTGCCGCAGCATTCATCAACATTGAAATACCACTAGCCGTACGGCCCACACCACTAATACCCGTCTGACCATGCGCGTAAGACGGGAATCCTGTGCTTTCGTCAGAAAGCTGCCTCGCCTTGTCAAACAACATCATGTTTTCAGATGACACATTAGGGAACTTTGTGCCAAAGATTGCTTGACCGGGTGCGCCACCCTGACGACGGAAAACCTTGCCCGGATACAAGGACAAGTCCTGCCCCGGAACTAGATTGGTTTCATCCACCTCAACAATAAGATTACCTGAAAGAACAGCATTGTCAACAGCCATGCGCATAAAGCCGTTCATCAATGTCTGTGTGTCATCCATATTCTCCGCAATACCCACGCCAAAGAACGAGTAGGGGTTAAGTTCGTAAGGTGATGCGTGATATGGAATCTTAGCTGGCTTAAATGGATTCAGCACAACCCGAAGAAGCTTACCATTACAAATCCAGATGTTTGCTTGCAGTTCATCAAAGTCTTTCAACTCGTCAGGGATTTCAACCCCTTCAATCTCAAGCATCTCAGTATCAATTGTACCCCAATACTCAAGCACCTCAAAACGCTCTACACCATGCTCTGGTGCATAATCCGCAAGGTCATCTTCCCAATACTTCTTTGTATAGTTCTCACCCATATGGATGGCTTCGTCAATAACCTGACTGCGAAAGTATGGACGCTTCTTCAATTGACGTAGCTGAGAACGAGACATCTTGTGACGTTCAATTACAAACTGCGCCTCATCCATATTGTTTGCATCAGGGTCAGGGTAAAAGTTCCATACAGACACATGAGAAACTTGCGGAACGGTTTTAAAAAGCGGGTCATACTCTCCATCGTCTCCCCAATTAGGATACTCTTTGTCAATAGCAAATGGTCCCTTAATAACACCTGTGCCAAAAAGCGACATTTCAAACGCCGTGCTGCGAAGATGTTTATTTGCCCCAGATTCTTCAAGCTGATCGTGAATTTTCTTTTGCATAGCCTTTGCAGCAACCATTGCTGGACTAAACGTAATGGCTGTAGCAGTTGTTCCTATACCCTTTTCAAGAATTTCTACATCTTGAAGTTTATTTGTAAGTGGGCCAAGACTCTCCATAAGAGATTGTTGAGTGGCACCTGCGGGAAATTCTTGACCGTCTCCTTCAAACCCATAAGGATTTTCAAAAGGATCACGTAGTTCTTCCGGCTTTTGCGGGTCAAAATGTACATCGCCTACCACACCATCAGGAAGTTCAGTAGGCTCAATGGACAAAGGAAACTTATTATTGGCAAACAATACATCGACAATCTGGCCATAAGCCGCCAGTGTCTTTGTCTTTGTTACCTTGATAAATACACGAGACTTTTCTGCTTCTGTAAACTGTACGTCAGGACCATACAAGCCACGATAGTTACGATAAGATTTAATCCAACGCTCTTCATCTTGATACCTATAGTCTTCCGCACGACTGTACAAGCCTTGAACATATCCAATAAGACCAGACATATCCACATCTGATATTGTAGTATCGTCACTATCGTCTAACGCAATAGCGTCAGTCTCCATTGGAATTTCATCTTCATCCATGTGATTTTTCCTTAATAACCAAACGTGTTATCTGCTACACGCATGCCTGTCGAAGGTCTTCCCGTAGGGTCGTAGTCGAACAAGCTGAATCGCGGACGCGACATAACGCCGTATCTGAGTGCATCATACAAATGGTCCTCAGAGTGCGTATCAATATCCTCTGGATTCTTTTTGTCAAGCGGCAGGGCCGGTAACTGACTGATGACATTTGTGCAGCTACTAAAGAATACAAGACGAGGTTCCTCTGTAAATTCATCTATCTGTAGTCTACGATGTATCTCGTTCTTACCAGCTACTCGACTACCACGGCTTCTGTCAGATGGACGCCAACGACACCCACGACCAATCATTTGCTCCGCAAGAGAAGGACCAGTATCGCCACGCTTGTGCCAAAGACTGCTGTCCAAAACACCATACTTAATATTTCCATCTTCTGCTTCCAAATCAAGTATCATATCTGCTAAGTCTGTCGCCAATACTTTGCTTACATATAGTTCACGATATACAATTAAACGCTCGTCTGGTGATACAGCAAACCAAATAACGCCACTGTAAGAACCATAACCATAATCACAAGCCCTAAACTTAACCCAATTGTTAGGTATGTCAAAAGGCTCAACGACATGCACATCCCGATTAAATTCGGTAAACGCAGCACCTTCTTTAATATCCCAATCACCTTCCAAGAGTTGGCGTCTCTGCTGTTCTGGTAGTGACAAAAGCATTGCTTCGTAGTCACCTGATTCGGATAGGTAAGGATTATCAGTAAGTCTCGCTGGGATAAATCTCCGCTTGAACAGAGACTTTCCTGCCTTAGAGTGTCCGGCAGGATATCGCAACACTTCGTTAGTTTCAATGTCTGTTGCATCAAATGCCTTGTTAAAAGGTGCAGGATCAATGAACATCTTCTTAACCCACTGATGCCCCCTTCCACCAGGGTTGGTGGTTGCCCTCATAAAGATAGGCAGGTCGGGGGCAGTGGACCGTAGACGAGATCGCATATAGTTCCATGCGTATGGGGTAGCCCATTGTGTCAACTCGTCAAAGCCTATCCAGCTAAATGCCAGACCCTGATAGCGAAGCACGTCCTCATCCCTGTCTAGGTAGGACATCCACAGCCTCGCTCCAGATGGCGCGGTCCACTGCATCTTTCTTTCTGACCATTTGATACCGGACCAAATCTTCGGATACAACTCCTGCGACTTGAAGATAAGTTCTCGCAGTTCTTCCGTTGTATGTCGAAGAAGCAACCCACTAAACTGTGGGTGGCCCATGTATCGCAGTGGGTCAGCAAGCATAGCATATGACTTACCACCCCCTGCACTGCCGCCGTATAGAACTTCACGTTCAGATGCGGCAAGAAACTCTGTCTGAGGCCCAGCGTTAGGCTTGAACAGTACATTGGCATGTTCCTCTATGGAACTCTCTACAGGCTCTGTAGCCTCAATCTGCGGCGTTTCTACGCTTGGCTCCAAGTCTTGTTTCTTCGATTTCTTGCGCCTTGGCGATTGCCTTTTCCGCATATTCTGCCCACTTGCGGAGGCTTGCAGCTTGGTTCTTACGCTGTCGCTCATGTGCTAATCTTTTCCTCAGTCCTACATGTGATATGTAACGACCAGAATTTGCGGACAACCAATTTGCCACTTCCCGATACGAATACTGCTTCACATGCTTTCGTGCAGTTTCTAGTAAGTCTAACTCCTTTGGTACAGGTATCAGGATGTCGGGGTCATCCTCATCTGCCTCATAACCAAAAGGTATTGTACGTGCAATGCGTGGGACAGGAACCCACTCTTCCTCATCTTTAATGTCTGTCGGCTGTGGAAGTTTGAACCGACCTGCTGTTCTAGTCATCGTCCTCTACTGCAGCTTTTGGTGGCATAAGCATAACACCACCAGATGCTTCCACCTGCATCTTCTCAGTCTTTACCAAGCCGGTACGGTCCAAGAGTTCCTTGGCAGCAGTCATCTTGTCACGAATACCAAGTTCAGTCGGGTCATTCAATGCACCCGTCATTGCCACCGCGGCCTTCGGAGCATTACGTGCCATGTACATTTGAGTCGCCTCAAGGATTTCTTCCTTCAAGCCCTTAACGATTTCCGTTGTGGAACTTTTGTCAGCGTAGCCAGCAAGACGCTTTGCCAATGGAACGTCTCCACCAGCCTCGTCAAAAAGTACCTCAAGGAACTTCTGCTGTCGCTCTGTTAGTTGTCGAGCCATCGTCTCTCTTCCTCAGTATAAGGCCACATTAGCGTTTACTTTCACTTCCCATCCAAATAGCAAAGGCACCAGTCATTGCACCCATAACTACCGAAACAAAACCGGCTTGTATTGCGCTTGGCTCAGATAAATTCATAAACCATTCTGCACATCGCCAAGCCATCAAACAAAACATAATGGTCATTAATCGTGGAAATACTTTCCACTGCATAAGTAAATCTGCAGCCACTAGTCTGTTTCTTTCATCTTTCCAATCTTTTCTACAAGATTGTTAATCGTCTTAGCATCCTCTGGGCGTTGCTTGAACCGTCCCATAAGATACGTAATCAACATTGGAATACCTATAGCTGCAATGCCGATGGCAATGACAATCTCAAACGCATGGGCCAATAGTTGATCAAATGCTATAAGCATTGCTTGCCACGGATTCTCTACTTCTTTAATCTGTTCTGTACTCAAACTCTTATCGTCCTTCACTAGTGTTGCGCCAGCTATGGCCCCACCCGCTGTCACAGCACCAATAGCCATAGGGTTTGTTGTTATCACTGCAGTGCCAATAGCTGCTCCCGTTGCTCCTGCTGCTGTTGACATATCAGAAAAATCTATTCTATCACATGCTGTAAAGAATGTCAAGGCAATAATTGTAATTAGTACACGCATTACTTTCTCCGAAACTGTGCAGTTTTCTTTGCTATTTTTTTGGGCTGCTTGACGAACTGCTTACCGGCTCGTGAACCTTCCCTTTTAGCTTTGGTTGTAGCCGCATATTCCTGTGGAGAAAGCGACTTGATAGCTGCCGCCGGTAAATACCGTTCACCAGTCTCACTGGATTTTTTACCACTTTTGGTTCTCCAATCCTGCTTTGTCCAACTCTTTAGGCTCTTTTGTGATTTTGAAAGTGCCATTATTTTTTCTGTGACTTTCTAATTGCTTCAAATGTTTCTTGTATGCTTGGTGGTTTGGTTTCATTAGGGGAATACCGACACTGAAACTCGCGGGGGAACCACTCATCCATACGAAAAAAGATTGTATCTACGGTGTTGTTTACCCCATGATAGACGCACACACGTTGTTTGTCCACAGTTGTACAGCCCTTTAACCGACACGTTACATATTCTGGGTCTGCTGCATGAGCAACCTGCCCTTTAAGAAACATTACAAATCCATATAAAAGAGCCGCACCTATAGTAGCCATAATAGTCCATGCTACAAATTCAACAAACTTCTGCCTACGCTCACGCTGCTTATACAGTGTTTCCTTACGCTGCTTACGTATCTGAACTTCCATCGCTACGAGTTCATCCCACTTAGACTTACCCATAGTCAATGAAATCCACTGCTGTAATTCGTACCGCTGTTGCTTTGCCTTTTCCTTGTTTGCAAAAGCTGTAATAGCTTGTTGTTCTACTGACTGGCCAGCAAACAACTTCTTAAAAATAGGTGGGTTCTTTGCTTCTTTCTCTGCCTGTTCCAAGTCAGACATGGCACTCATCCAACGGGACAAGTCACCAGCCATCTGCTCAATGTCACGGCCTACCTGCATTCCTTTTTTAATTGCACCGAACGCAGCCGATGCTGTTGCCATTGCGCTAATAGGGTCCATCAGTACAGTCTCACCTTGTCTGGATTCACCAGTTTGGGTAGACAGTAGGAAGTTATCTGGCTACCTTGTTTATGTATTATCTGTGCATACCATAC